TTATCGGTTGTCAAGAGGAATAACCATATATTTTTAATTATTTAGCATCTGGTACTATACAGATATATAGTGTGCATTTTTTTATTAAAAGTACGTGTAATCCATTACTTGCTATTGCTTTATTCTATCTATGTGATATGCTAGTACTGTGAATGACCAGCGAGACGCCCGTGCCGGTTTATCATCTTCTGTCTCAGAAGACAGATTGAAAAACCAGACGTCAATCGATCTGGGCCGCCGTAAGACAGAACTAGAGCTTTGTGTTATCGATATGGAAGAGCAGATTAAAGACTATCGAACCGAAATCAGGAATATTCTTCGAGAGCTGATAGACCGTGCAAAGGTTACGAAACAGAGTTTATTCGATATTCGCGAATGCGATACTCACGAAATGGTTACTTCGGGCGCCGCATTATCTAAAGTATGGAACACTCCAGAGGAAGACAAAGCTTGGCAAAACCTGTAAAGTCTATCCCCTCCGGGGATCAGCCCATCCCCTCTGTGGATCTGTCTTCTGAGACAGAAGATCAGCAACCCTCCACGGATACGGTTTCGCCCATAAAGTCTCTCTCCGTCAATCCTCAAAGCACTACAGAGGCAAAATCAGAGGAATCACCTATTATTGTAGCAAAACCCAAATCTTCGGCCAGAAGAAAAACTTCTATCCGTGAAAAAGCTTACGCTTACGCTTATACTTCACCTAATTCCCCTACCTTCCATAACGGCACTAAGTCATATCAAGAGATATCACCCGCCGTACTATACGATACCGCCAAGACAGAAGGTAGCCGCTACCTATCTCGTCCCAACGTGATTAGCGAAATACAAGCAATATATGACACTATCGACTGGGGAAGTGAAGTCCGACAACAGCAAAGAGCTGCCATAGCCAGGCATGAGCTGACTGGGAAGACCGTACATCGCAGTACTCTGGACCCTGAAACGGGTGCCAAAGTCATGGAGACTGTCAGGGGGCCGACCTATTCTACCGTACTCAAAGCTCTAGACCAAGCCGACAAGATAACTGGACTGTACGCTCAGGCTGAAGCGCAAGGCGAAGCTATCAAACCGATCATACGAGAGCTGGCCAGGCAGCACTTGAGAGACGTCAAGGCGGCCGTCCAGGCTAGGCGAAAGGCGGGTGGGGGGTAATGGGTGGTATGGTCGGCGGTGTGTATTACCCTATCGATAGCGCGGGAGATAAAAATCTAGTCTGGTTATGGACTGTGCAGACTGAAGCTTTCGAGGTGGAAGAAAGGTTAATTTCCGATACCAGTGACTACTATCTTTTGAGGCGGAAAAGAGAGAAAGATGCGAGTGGGTAGGATTGTCTTTCGAGACAAAAGGATTGTCTTCCGAGACAAAAGGTTTGAAATATGGGATAACTCGGTAGAATGGCGATATGGGACTAAACCAGGGCGATTGTCCAAGCACTGGATACCGAAGAATTATAGCAGTGAAGGGCAGTGGCAGATGAGATGGTTGTGGTGGGGATTTAGCGTAGCGAAATGAGAGCTACATTTGAGGAACTCAAATGAGGGCTACGAGATGTGTGCAACCGGAATTGCGAGGGGCGATAGAGGTACAGGGGTTTGAGTTAAAGAAAGGGTTATCTCTTTATATATATAGTGAAGTGTTAAGAGACAGAGTGAGGGTGAAGAGTGATGAATTCGGCACCGAGATATGGGGGGTGAATGTTGAGGATGGGTTGGCTCGGATGTTTGCTAAACTGCTTGGCAGGTACATAGAGTATAGGGATAAAGAAGAATTAAGTCAAGAGGAAGAGTGCATTTTAGGGAGATTAGGACAGTATTTCTAAAAGATATTCCGATAGTTATTATGACATTAATTGAGCGCAGATCTATTTTCGTGTATGAGGCGGCGCGACTTGCGGCGATTGCCGCTGAAGCTCCTGTAATTCCCCTTTCGTGGGAAGAGCGCGAGGAACCATTCAAGCGGCAATTTGTTGAAGTGATTATACGTCAGTGTGGTCCGTGGCGTTCTGGGTTGGACTCGCCGAAGGAATTGCATGATTCTTGGGTACAGTCCTATCTTAACATGGGTTGGGTATACGGTGAGAAATATGATGTTGAGGCGAAAGTGCATCCGGACCTTGTGCCGTATATGGAACTGGGGCAATTAGAACAAGACAAAGACGCTGTGTTCATAGCGTTATGTGAGATTGCTCGTCAGTGGATTTATGATGAAGGAGATATAAATGAGTGACATACAATTACCGGATTATCCGATGACGGGATATATGGAACAGGCGATGCAAGGTTGGAAACCGTCGACGGGAGGTGGGGCGCAGCGAGATTTGCAGAATGCTTGGGCGCTTACGCAGCACCAACCTATTCCGAACGTGGAACAAAATACGGCGGGATTAGATTTGATGGCGCACTTGAAAGCCCAGTTGGCGGGAATGGGTGAAGAGTTCCAGAATATACCGAATGCCGTACTAGGGCAGTGGATCAAAGAGTACCTGGGTGGAGATGTGGAAGCCAAATGGCAGGAAGGCGGGTATCCGCCACAAGACTTCCCGAAACCGAAAAGAGAGGAACCGCTTTTCCCATGGAATCCTGCGGCCTCGGAAATGCAAGCAGGAATCAATAAAGCAGGATTTTAAAATAGGATTATAGGTAATTTCTGGAAGAAATAAGGTGTCTAAAAATTTAGACGAGTTAAAGTACGAAGAACTTCTCGATCATCTCAAAGACGAGGAAGATGCGGACCTGGCTTTCTTGAGGTGGAAAGCGATAACGGATCTTTATTATCTCGGCACCAAGATTATGGATTGGAAGACGATCAAAGAAGGAGGAAGGATAGACCCTAGGTTTCATCAGTGGTTGTGTAGAGTTATCGGTATTGAAGAGGATAAGATGATCATCGTCTTTCGGGAGGCCATGAAAAGCACCTGGACGAAACTGAGAATCATTCAGAAGATTCTGGCCGATCCCAATTACTGTGAGATTTTATTGATCTCCAAGACTGCCGGGTTGGTTGAGTTGGAGTTAAAGTCGATCAAGATCATGTTGTGTAATCCTAAGCTTCGGGCGTTGTTTCCTGATGTTATCCCGGAACCAGGGAAGGATTTCATAAACTGGGAGAAATCCACCCACGACGAGTTAACGTTGAAACGGGACTACAACCAGATTTATGTGCCGCAGCAACCGCAAGTATTTGTGTGCGGGGCCGAGGCTACCATTACGGGCCGAAGATTTACGGACTGTTATCTTGATGATGTGATCGATGATGATTCGGTGACTACGGCGGAGAAAATAGAGAAGATAGATTCCTGGTGGTCGTATATGATGCCGATTCTTGGAGACGCGCCGATAACGATTATCGGAACTCCGTACCACTATGCCGACTTGTACCACAAGATCATCAAACGAGGTGAGTTCGGGAAGTACATTTATAAGCGAGCAATCAAAGAAGGAGGTAAATTTGTCTATTCTTTCTTTAACGAAAAACGCTTGAAGAAACGGACCAGAGGCATGGACCCCTATGCGATATCTTGTCAGTTTTTCTGTGACAGCACTCCTCGAGAAGCTAAAATCTTTCCTCCTCCTCAGCCTGTGTGTGCTAATCTTTCTCCCGGTAAGTATAAGTTTTATATGGCTATCGATCCTGCTGCAACTACTAAAAGTTATAGCGACAAGACTGGAATCAGTATTGCGGCTGTTGATGAGAGCGGTTATCTATCTTTTGTCGAATCTTTTGGTGTTAAGTTGCCACCGGATAAGCTCTGCGAGCTTATCATCAAAAAACATCTTCAGTACCGAACGGTCAGGGTCGGTATCGAACTCGGACTCCAAGAATCGTTGAGATATTTGCTCGATGTGAAGGTGAGGCAATACGAACGGCAGAATGAGAGGATAGGACTTACCATCATGCCTATTCCGGTATCGAGGACAAGGAACAAGGCGAGCCGTATTTCTTATTCTCTGGGCGCGTTCGTGAGAGATGGTAGGTGCAAGATTGTGGAAAGGAACTGTAAAGAACTGATTACCCAGATGGACATGTACACGGGTAAAGGCTCGGATGATGATGATGTGATAGATTCGGCTTCGATGATCTTTAGTTGTGTAGAAACCTTCGCGCAACATTATTGGTATCAACCATCGTTCAGAAATTATCCGGGAATGTCTTTATTTGATATATTCAAACCAGAAGTTCCGGCATGGGAGGATAAATTCGTTTCGGGGAGGACAGCGTAATGCCTCAGTTGAATGAAATTATAGGTCTGGCAAATCCTCAGCAGAGACAGACATTGATGCAGATATTACAGAGGTTCAGGAATCCGGTCAGACCTATGGCATTTCCTGGTGTTCCTGAAGGATTCCAGGGGAATATCCCGGCATTGAAAGGACCGCAGGCTAGGATGTCGCCTACGGGACGACCATTACCTCCTTTGAAAGGACCGGGCGCATAATGCCACTTAGGACATATAAATGTAGTTGCGGGATTGTCTGGGATGAATTAATTAGTGGGAATCCCCCGGCTACGATGAAATGTGAGAAATGTGGAAGAAAAGGAAAGTTTACATTTTCTTATTCTTTATTAACGGAAAAGAATAGAATGAAGAATTATAGAGTTGATTTTAAACCAGGGTATGATTTAGGTGCAGGCCGTGTATTCAATACAAAGATGGAGAGAGAGAATTGGTTGTCCGAAAAAGGATATAGACAAGATAAAACAACTTCAGGAAGTAAAATAAATTGAAAGTTATTTTAGAGTATTTGTGTAGAAAATGTGGCCGCAAAACATTGTTGGAAGAAGTAACGGATGAACGGAATCCTGATGCTCTAGCAAGATGGGCCAAAGAACATGAAAGATGCTCGACACATAGGTGTAAAGATCGAATATATGGGATGATGGAGTTTGTCTTATGCGAGGTTCTAGATGGCTAAAGACAAAAAAGAAAACTATAAGTTAAATGACGAAAATAAAAAACTTTTGTACAAAGTTCAAAAAATTTACAATGGTACTGCTTCAAAGGATCGCCTAGAGCAGATGAATCGCTGGCTAAAAGAATACAATGGCCAGTGGTGGTCTGAAAAAACAGACAAGTCAAAAGAGTATGATTCTAAGATTTTCGCTAACTTGATTTTTTCGACTGTCGAAACCAAAACGCCTCTTCTCACTGACAATAGACCGATTTGGAATGTTCGGGCCAGAGAACATTTTTTCCAGAAGTATTTGAATATAATCGCCAAGGTTCTTGAATATCTCTGGGAAAAACTTGAACAAGATCGCAAGATGTATCAAGTGGTAAAAGATTCTCAGATTTTTCATCTTGGTTTAAAGAAGATTTATTACAACAACAAAGCAGATGAGATACAGATAGATGTATGCGATCCCAGGCAATTTGTGATCAGTCCTGGATATGAGGATATATGGGATTCTGCCTGGTGTGGTGAAGTTAAACGAATGCCGATGTCTTGGATCAAAATAAACTATCCTGAGCAGTATGAGAAAGTCAAATCTAACGAGATTGATGTAGATGAAGGTAGTAATCTTGTTGATAAATGGCAGGAAGAAGAAGACGAAGAGGATTTTGTCACTGTTTATGATTTGTGGATTCGGGATGAAAGTGTAGAAGAATATATAGACGAGGAATCCGACAAGGATACCGGGGCAAAGAAAAAGGTCAAGAAGTCTCGTTCGAAGTTCCCCAATGGTCGGTTACTGTGCATGACCGATACGGCGACACTTTATGACCATCCTTCCCCATTCAAGCATGGTAAACCACCCTATATTCCGTACTATGATTATTATAGTCCGCATAGTGTTTGGGGAATTCCCGAGGCTGCGCAACTTGAGAATTTGAATAGAGAATTGAACGTTCGGCTTCAGGACATTGTATGGCACGCAAATAAACATGCCCGTCAAAACTATTTGATGCGGAGTGATTCTGGATTAGATCCCGAACAGATCAAAAAAGAACTATCGGAAGGAGACAATATCTGGGTTGATAATTCCATAGGTGACAGGCCTGCACTTGAAGTTATAAAGATACAGGATTTAACGAATATTCACGAAAAGATTATCCAATTAATTCTTGCTCTTTATGAGGAAGTTTCCGGTGTAACGGATGTCACTAAAGGAATGATCGGCAAGAAACAACGGCAGAGCGCATCTGAGGTTTCTATTCTTATCGAATCTTCTTATACTCGTACCCGGCAAGGAGTAAGAAGTTTCGAATGGTCTATCCAGCGGGAATTATATTTGATACTTGAATTGATTCAGCAATTCTATTCTGATGAGAGAAGTTTCAGTTTCCGGGAAGACCAGAATGTGTCGTTTGGTAAGTTTAATAATTCTCCCGAGATGCTTGAAAAGTCTGTTAAACCCGTGCAGGAACCGATGGAAAGAGATGAAGAGTATGCGAAACGAATGGCAGAAGATGAGGATTATCAGGCTGTGCTTGAATATCTGGATCGTGAAAAAGTGGACCGAGTATACGCAGCCTTTGATTTGGAGATACAAACGAATTCAACTTTACCGATGGATCGTCAAAGTTTGGCGAATCTTGCGTTACGACTCTTCGAGCTTAAAGCGATTGATCGTGAAGCGCTTTTTGAGATCCTACACTTCCCCCGCGGGAAGGAGATCGAAGAGCGAATGGACCAAAAGGAACAGCAACTTATTCAGGCTAAAATGGGCGCAGGTGGTGGAGGCGGTCAGGCTGGTATGGGTGCTTCCGCTCCGGTGATGCCCGGTCCTCCAGGGGCGGCCGGACGAACGCCCATACCAGTAAGACCGGTAGCGGTATCACAATAGGAAGAGGAGTAAAAGATGGCTGATATGTTATCCGCGGGAGCGGGAAGGATGCAAAGACCACCTCCGGGAGGCGGAATGCCGCCGGGAGGCGGAGGGGCGGGACCGGAAGGTATAAGAGCTAACTTGCAGAAGAATATGTCGATGTTCAATCCTGCGGATGCTGCAATGATGAAGAAACAGATCGATCCGCAGATGACATTGAGACAGTTCTTTCAATCACAAGGATATGATGTGGATCGAACCACATTGCTTCAATTCGCACAAGATCAAGCACAAAAAGCGCAGCCTGTGAACAAAGCCAAGATATTGGGAGGCCAACCTCCGATGGGTGCCGGTACTCCACCGATGGGTGCCGGTGTTCCACCGATGGGTGGTGGAATGCCTCCGATGAGGGGTGCCGCTCCGCCTATGGGTGGTGGCGCGCCTCCAGCGGATCTTGGCGGTATGATCAGTAGTATGCGTAAACCGGGAATGTAAATTTTAGGAGGAATAGAAAATGGCAGTGGGAACTCAAGATGCAACTCCGGCTTCTGTCCA